GCATAAATCGCTGAAACAATATCTCTTACAAAAGGAGATAAATTACTTTTTCTCATGAAATATACATTTAATGCTTTGATAGAATCAGGTGAAAATGTTTGACGCGATAAATAATTTAATATAACATCATAAAAAAACCCTATAAAAAAATAAACAACAACAATATATAATATAGAATGCATATTATATATTAATTACATATTAATTACATATTAATTTACATAAGTTAGAGAAGAATGATTAATGTGTTGGATAAACAACCGGAATTTCATCTGTAACAAATAACGCGATACCTTCGCGAGTCCAACTGATAACAATTGGGGTGATAATAACACCGGCTTCAACTGCTTCAATCACTGCATCTCTATATTCATCATTATATAATGAAAATTGAAATCGGTCAATATCTGTACGCTGAACAATGTAAGATAAATAACATCGTGTAACTGATTCCTTTTTAATAGTTATTAGATCCTTAATGCGTTTAATCATTTGTTTCGTATTCTTACAACATTTGTCCGGAAAATATGCTGTTTTTTTATTGAATTTATTTTTGGATGTTGGGCAAGGTTTTCCAGGACCAATTTCATCTGGTCGTTCTCCGTGATCGTATTCAGCGCACGGAACATTATTTACTTCCATATTAAATGGAATGCCATCATCACAAAATCCAACAAAACTGAAAACTGAATCAACTTTGCCTTCTAAAAAGATATGAATGTTGCGTTTAAATCTTGTTACTGGTTGAAGTTTTTTCATTAAATTTTTTTCAATAACACTTTCCATCAATTCAATCGCAATTTTTGGATTTACTGCAATACATTGTTCGTTTTCAGTTTCATCTTCTTCATCGTCGCTGTCACCATCTTGTTTTAATTCAATGATTTTAGAAGGAGTGATAGCGGTGGTGCTGGTAGGCGTAATGACAATATTTTCAACAGGCGCCGCCGCATCCTGCACCTTTTTCTTTCGCCCTCTCTTTGCTTTAACCTTTTCGACTGGTTTAGGCTCTGACGCAGGCACCACAATCACATCACCACGTTCAGGTAATACATTTTTTTCTTCTTCTTCTTCCTCATTAACAATTGGTATTGGCGCAATTTTATTAAATAATGTAGATTTTACAGGCTTTTGTTCAACAATGTCATTTTCTTCCCTGAAAATAGATAAGAAGACCGAATGTGTAAAAGGCTCAATACTCTTTCCCATAGAAACCAATACATCAATATCTTCTTCATCTGGCGGACATGGCGCAACAAGAACATCCATATCACTCTCAACTAATCCATCACACCCAAGAGATGGTGAATAAGCAAGAACATCAATATTCTTTTTATTTATATGAACATCCGCAAGACCTTCACACATAATATGTTTTTGAGAAGGTCGACTTAATACTTTACCATCAGTAACTCCGACAATTTGTAACACGAATTGACCTGTTGTATTGGGCGAAGACATGTTGTTTATTTTAATATATTGTTTTATTTTTATACCTTAGTTTAAATCAATTTTTTATAATAATATATATAAGATATATGATATATATAGTAAATTAATATAAATATAATCTTTTATTACTATAAAATGGAGCCAATTAAAGAAGAAGAAGACATTGTAGGCCGAGCATTGAATATTATTAAAACAAAAAATGAATGGATATTATATCTTCAAAACGTTGATATATCTAGTGGATTTTTATTTTTAGATTCTGTAACAATGAATGATATTAAAGATGCGATTTATCTAGATAATCCTATTCATAGTTCAACCTCATTAGCACTATGTTTACAAGAATGCAGTAAACACTTGAAAAATGATATTAATGTAAATCAAAATAAAAATGAAAAGCCATTTCGAATTTTTCATTGATTAAATAAAATAGAATAGAATAGAATAGAATAGAATATAAAAATTAATATGATAGAATAATGTAATAATGGATATAGAATCATTATTACATGCATTGGATAACGATAATAATGAAGGAATTGTTGATTTAAATATGGCAACAATTGCAAAAAACAAAAATGATATATTACAGAAATTACGATTACCAAGAAATGAACTAGTAGCACTTCAAAAGAAACTGAAATTATACCGATATATTGATGATTTAAAAGATATACGTTTTGGTGGTTATATTCGCTGGATATCATTAAAAAATCCTGAAATTATTAAACTTACAAATGGAGGCATTGTATGCGATATTAAAGAAATAAATGACGATATTCATATTAAATGTAAAAATAGAATGAATATGATTTTTCAAACCAAACTTTCAGAAGGAATAATATTTCAAAAACTTAGTGACCAAGAACAAGTCATATTAAACGCATTGAAATACCTAGAAAAGTAATACCATATCGTTTTTAATTTGATTATTGTTATTATTTTGGTAATGATGATGGCAATGAATCACCAGAATATTTACTGCCGGGTTCATCATCACCATCATCACCATGATCACCATGATCATCATTGACTGGTAATTCTGAACTATCAATCGGTTTCATTTTTTTATTTTGAACATCTTGTAAATAAATATATAATTCTTCTTCTGAGTTTTCACTTTCACATAATTTTAAAATGTTATCATATGTAACTAGTTCATAGTCTAGTTTATTATCAAGCTTTTTAATTATTTCTTCATACTCTTCTAGACAATCAATATTACGTTCCATCGCTTGTGCATTTCTCTTTAAATCCTTCAATTTTTTTACATCATCTGGATCATATCTAAAATACAAAGGATCCTGAGACCATCGATATCGGTCATTTGCCATTTTTATTCTCAATTTCTTCATAGGAAAATAATAGTTATTATTTATATCCCTTATTTTCTTCTGTATATCGTCCCTTAATTTTTTTAAAATATTTCTTTTTTTATTCCATTTGTTTAGTTTATCAATAACTCCGCCGCCGCCTTCTTTTTTGCGGGTTATCCTCGTTTTTCTCGTGTTTCTCGTGTTTCTCGTGTTTCTCGTTTTTCTCGTTTTTCTTCTACTATATAATGTTTTCTTTATATATTTTTTTCTTCGTGTGTTTTTATTTTTTCTAGTTTTCATATATATATATATTATTATTATTATTATATTATTATTATTATCATATTATTACTCTTCTGCTTTTTCCACATTATCTATTGCACCCTTATCAATCTGATAAGATTTTTTATTTGGATTAGACACATTAGTCATAAAATCATCCGCGATTGTTTCGCCAACCTTTTTCAGCATTTTATCTTTAATATTGGGCAAAAGATTAATGAGATAATTAGATAAAGCATGACCCCAATAAGCACACGTATGTCCTTGAACATTTCCAATCATCTTCATAATTTGGTTCACAAACGCATCGCCTTTTACATTAAACATCGTATTAGATAAGCATTCTGTATTTTTTGTTATAACAGCACCGGGTGTTATATTCAGTATGTCAAAAACCCCTTCATATTCTTTGAATATCGAATTTCCTTGATAAAATCCAAATGCATTCGCGGCTTCATAAACACTCAAATAAGGAACGCTAATTTCATTTGATAAAGTAAGTCCAAATAAGAAGTTAGGGTGCATACATTGTGCCGTAATATTGATAAGAGCACTTTTAATATCCTGCTGTTTACGTTTCATAAAAGTAGGAATAACCATATGTGTTAATCGGCTTTGAACAATCGTCCCAGTCGCAATAACGTCTTTGATATATGATGCGTCCATTTCGTGATAAGGGTTCCATCCAACACGATGACCGACATTATTTACGAGAATAGCTAAATTATCTCCTATTTCATCAAATGCTTCTTGTATGTCATTAAAGAAATCATCTTCAAATGCTTTCCGGAAATCTTTGTGAATCACTTTTGTTTTGACTAAAGGGTAAGTTGTATGAATGTATGCTTCTGTTTCATCCGTGCGTTTAGAACCAATCATTAATAAATTAAATCCTCTTTCGGCGAATGCTAGAGCCATATCATATCCTTGACCGCTTGAAGCACCGGTAATAACAACCCAACTGCCTTCGCCATAACGCTCGATCAGATTTTTTTCTTTTAATATAAAATATTTATGAAATCCTTTTAATCCTTGAACCAGAATCAATGCGATTTGAAAAACAATAAGCGTTAATAATATTAATTTTATTTTTGATATATTATTATTATTAAAAATCTTATTATTAGATGAAATAATACTCGATGAAATAATACTCATTGTATATTATTCTACAACAATATACAATACAAAAGATTACGAATAATAATGAAATAGATAAACGATATTGTTTGTATTTATTATGTATACAATTTCTCAATAAACACTTTGCGTGTGCCTTTTTTATTCAATAATTTGGCGGTTTTCTTACACTTGAAATTAAATATTTTTATTTTCTTCTTCTTTATAACACTATTATAACAGATAGAAATAGCCCGTTTTTCATTAGATGATGATTTAGTTGTTTGTTTCGGTCCAGGTATACTTTTAATACATTTACATAATTTTACGGCTAATAAATGCTCGGCTTTTTCTTTAATTTGTTTGTTTGACATTTTTGTTGTATCCATTTTATAAAATTTCAAAATAGTTTTATAATCATTTAAACGCATTTTTGTAGAATTTGTTTTCCTTGTCGTCATTTTGATATATTTCTAATTATATATATTAGCTAAAAAAATATATATGTTAAACTATATATTATAGACCATGGTTCGTATTATATGGTATATAATACGCAATGTATATCTAGTAAAAAAATGGATAAAACAAAATATATTGTTATTGTTAATGTTATTATTGTTACCAGTATTTTTTTATTTTAAAAATATATTATCGTATATTAATACACAATTAGACGAAATGAAAAACAATAAAGGAAAAATAAATAAAATAATTGTATTTGACTTGGACGAAACGCTTGGATATTTTACAGAACTATCAATTTTCTGGGACGCATTAGAACAATTTTATGGTCATAATTTGTTTGATGATAAATTCTTTGAAGCGCTTGATGTATTCCCAGAATTTTTCAGGCCAGAGATGTTGAATATTTTAAAATTCATAAATAAGAAGAAGAAGAGGAAGATATGTTACAAAACCTTTATTTATACCAATAATCAAGGAGCAAAAAGTTGGGTGAAAATGATCAGTGACTATTGTGACAATAAATTAGGGTATAAAACATTTGATCATATTATAGGTGCTTATAAAATAAGAGGTAAACAAATAGAACCTAAACGAACAAGCCACGATAAAAGCGTAAAAGATTTAATAAGTTGTGCTAACATTAAAGAACATACAGAATTTTGTTTTATAGATGATTTGTATCATCCTTTAATGGACAAGGAAAATGTAAATTACATAAATATTAAACCTTATCATTGTTCTCTACCATTTGATGAAATGGCAAACAGATATTATAAAATGGTAATAAATAAAAAAACATACAATGGGCCACCAGTGAGTCAAACCGACTTTGAAAAATTTATTGTAGATTTTATGAAACAATATAATTACACAGTTGCCAAAAAAGGTGTAGATGAAAGAAATGTAGATAAGGTAGTTAGTAAAAAACTATTATCTAATTTAGACGATTTTTTAAAGAGAGAAAGAAACGCAGATACACGTAAAAAACGCAATATACGAACAAAAACAAAACGAAACAATAACAAATAAATAAATAGTGTATAACATTACAAAAACATTATCATTTAGAATAATAATGTTTTTTAAGTATATATGGAGCGCATAAAGCAAGGAAGTGTCCGAACTGAAGAATTAAATAATCGTATATCTCAGCGAAATATACCATCTAGTAATTTACAGGCACAATTTGGTATAAGACCAGTATCAACCAAATATTCAACAATGCAAATGGTCGACCGGCGTGAATTTCCGACAGTGCCAATTCAACAACAACCGATATATAATACGCAACATACCTTTAATCCTGGAACAGCACAAGCTCCTTGGGGTGGATTCGTTACAAATATCAATAAAGAATCACAATTAAGAAACCAATTTTTTGGTCTTCAACGAAATACATGCCAATCCGCATATATTCCTCCATCAAATAGTGATATGTATGTAGCAGATGTCCCCAAAAAGCCCGAACAAGCGCTTCAACCCTTTCCTTATCAGTTTGAAAAACAACAATTTGAAGAGTTCAATCCCTGCCCTAAAAACATGGGTGATAATTTCTTTGAAAATTGCACACGCCAACAATTAAAAGAAATAAAGTAAAAATCACGTTTACATAATAAAAATTATAAATTATACTATGTAAATGGAAGTAGACAACGAAGTTAAAGTAGACAACGAAGTTAAAGTAGACAACGACAACGACAACGAAGTTAAAGTAGACAACGACATAAATATTGGAAAAATGGAGGATAACGCGACATTAGAATTTTTCACAAATCCAATGTATTTAAGCACATTAAAACGTAAAAATATATATAAGGAAGAAGTTGATGTTTGTGAAAAAATAAAATTTTATAGAAAAAGAATAATATCTCTCTTTAAAGATATTTTGAAGGGAGATGAAAAGCCACCTACGAACGAAATTAAGGAAATGCACAACATATATGTAAGAACTATTATAAAATATTTTGAACAAGTTGATAAAAAGGATATCATTCAAAGTCAACATTTAATTGAGAATAATGAAAATAATGAAATATATGAAAATAATGAAAATGATAAATCTCCTGAAGATATTTTAAATGAAATGGTTTGTGGAAATGTAGAAACAATTGACGAGGCAAATGATATTATGATGCGAAAAAAAATAGAAATTCCAAATTTAAATAATTATGTTATTTCAGTTAATGATAAAGATGTATCAGGGAATAATGTGCGTATCATACCGCATATTATAGATATAAATTTAAATACGCCTGAGTTAAAAACAAAGGGGGTAAGGCCAAAAAAGGCAAAAATAAATCCAAAAATAATTCAAGGAAATAAAATATAAATTTTAGGTAGAAGATTTATCTAACCAAATATTAGTAATATGAAACATAAAAAAACAAACCGCACTAAAATGCGTAAAAGAGAACATCATAAAACACGAAAAGTGCGTTATGTTAAAAAACGTAATAACCGCAAGACACGTAATAACCTTAAGACACGTAATCGTAAGGGGGGGGAAAATAAAATTTTTAAGAAAAATCAATGTGCTCCGAAAACAAATGACGAAATGCAAGAGTTCAGTTGTTATACAAAAGACGCATTAATTAAAATGCGTAATTTATGGAATGCTCGTCATAAAGAGGCAAAAATAACAGCGAAAAATCCAAAAGAAATTTGGGAAAATTTAAGGAAAAAAATGGAAAATGCGTGTCATTCAGAAAGTTGTTGGTTAAAACAAAAATTTATGGAGAATAATTTAGATGATGATATGATAAAATATACATTTGCACCCAAGTCTCCATCTAAATGGAAAGAAAATCACAATACGTGGTTAAATAGCAATGACATTGAAAAGGTAATGAAACAATATGAGCATACATATAAATGTTTTCGGTTTATTGGTCCAACGCCAATTGATTTTGATAAACACGTATATGATGATAAATGCGTATGGGATGATTTATGTAAATTTGATTTATCGAAATTTATAGATGATGATATTACCAAAATAGGAATTATTTTCAATACCGATCCTCACGATAAAAGTGGCGCACATTGGATATCTTTATTTATTGATATAAAAAAGAAATTTATATTTTTCTTTGATAGTAATGGCACAAAAATTCCCAAGGAAATAAAACAATTTTGTAATCGTGTTGTATCGCAGGGATTGAACCTTACTACAAAAAAATATCCTAATGGATTAGAATTGAAATTTGATCAAAATGCTCCTTTTATTCATCAAGAAAGTAATACAGAATGTGGTATGTATTCATTATATTTGATTGTAACTCTATTAAAAGACATGCACGATTATACATTTTTTAAGAAAACAAAAATAAGTGATGATGCGATGGAAAATATGCGTGATAAATATTTCAATGATGAATTGTAATTTAATTTACATAAAAGA